ATGGTGGCGATTCCATTGGAAAATGTAGTAGCAAGCGTAAAGACGTATGGCTGGGAGTACGGACCGCCTGCCATAGGATAAAACCGGTCGCCTGCTTTGCCATTCCACTGCAATGGCCGCTTTCCTTCGCGAAAGATAATCACCTTGTCGAATGCCTGCAACATATGGCACTCGGCATCGATCGTCGTGTTGGGTGGAAGTGAAATCGTCGTCGATGCAAACGTGTCCAGAGAGATTTTCCGAACGTCGATGTTAGTGGCGATCAGAATGAACTCAGAATTCTCCGAACCGGGGTCGGAAAATAGGCAGGATCCGAAAATGTCGGAGACCGCGAAGTCGTTGAGCTGAGAATTGAGGTAAGCATTCGCGGTTGTGGCCAACGCTCCTGTCGTTGCCGACACATAATCGAACGTCAGCGTACTTGCTCCCGTAACCGTCATTAAATACGACCCTGCCGGAGGTGCACCGGCAGTAGAAAATGGTGCCGTGGCACCCAAGGTCGTGTCGCCAATCGTTGCGTAGCCAGACCCAGTCAACCCGTGGGCAACCGATGTCGTTATTGTGATCAACGAGGTTGTTGTCCGGGTTGCAGTCAGCGTTTTGTTGGCATCAATCACGAAGAATGGCACCGTCAATGGTGCTCCACCCGTGGAAATCCCAACAGATTTTGCAATGACAGCCTTCCGCGGCTTCCAGAACCCGTCCATCCGACCGTTGATCGATTCGCGGACCTCGCCGGGTTGCAGTTGGTTCAGTTGCAGACGCTGATTAACGCCCGTGAACATCCGATCTCCATCAGTGGAGATTGGATCGCTCATGCCTGACCCGAACTGAGACATCTCGGTAGGTTACGCGGTGTATGCGATCACAACTCCGGTGGTTCCAGACGCAATCGTAAATCCGGTGAACACTCCACCGAGGTCGCGACCGGCAGGAATCGTGATGTTAATCAGCTTTGTCGAGGCATTCGTCAGATTGCTCGATGCAATCGCTGAAAACGATGTGTCGGCAACAATAGAAAGCCAACGGAAGTTCCCAGTGACGGCATTATCTGCCGCCGTGTAAACTTGTCCACCTTGTTGTCCTTGTAGTTGGTAGGAATCTCCTCGAGCCATGCCAATGGATTACAACAGATTGACGGCACCGTCAATTGAGGGACTGAGCACACATTGGAACTAAAAGAAAATGATGTGCCGCTTTGTCAGACCCGCAGCGGCGGCGGGCAAAAAACAATTCCTCTGACATGGAACACTTAAACGTACCCAAGAAAATGGTGGCAGGGGATCCCCCAACCGGTAACGCCCAGTCGGCCTGCCATTATGTATGCTCCCTTGTCAGACCCACGGGAGCGATGGGCTAGAAACGCCTACTGACATGGCTGATCTTTGGTTGGGCAGGTCGGAGTTGAACCGACGATCTCCAGCTTATGAGGCTGGCGACTTAACCTGACTTGTCCACCGCCCTATTCAAAAAGTTCCCCAGTCTCTCCTGAGCGTCACCCCTTGCACACCAAACGCTGGGCGAGGTTCCCATTCTGCATGACAACAACAGAAAATCTTACAGACCTGCTTCAGCAAGCACGTCATTCGCAGACTTGGAAATCACAAGCAGGCGAAGTTCTTTGCGGCTAACGCCGATTTCGGCATCGCCGATAAGCTGTGCGAGCTTGGATGCGGTAACCTTCATCAAAACAGGTTCACGGGTGCGCTTTGCGCGGGTATTAGTAGATTCGGACATAATTGTATCGGTTGTGCCGCCGTGATTGGCGACAGGGACAACCTAAACAGCAGAGTGATTACCGCAATAGAAAACGATGCACTCTGTAAGCACACCGAATGGTGCGCCCCCGCCACGTCAGGCGAAACCGAAAACGCTCGGCGGCAGGGGCGCGGCTGACAGTCTAAACCCAAAAAGACCGGCAGCACCGGGACATTGCCAGAGGCGATCAAAAATTTCTAGGAAAAAATGATTTTTAGTCTGTACAAACCTGATCGGTCAGGTAGATTGATCCCAGTCAGCCGATGCTGACTCGCAACAAACGAACCAAAACGAACCGACATGACACTCATCAACGCCATCAAGAAACTTGAGAATTCTGGATTCAGCACTGAAAACATCGACGGTATCTACCGAGCATCAAGCTCGACAGCACCTCGCGTGATCGAATTCTTCCGCAACGGACATTCCAAAGAAATCACCTGCATCAACGTGCGGAGACCAAATGACCACCACGACTCAATGACTGATTACTCTGCCGGTAGCTGGGCAAACAACATCACCCAAGCAATCAGAATCGCAATCTCCTGAGCACCCACAAGCCGTGGTTCAATCCCACGGCCTCAATCATTCACTCCTAGAAAAAAATGATCACTCCACAAAACGAAACAGCTAACGGTGCCGACCAAACGTCGTTTCACCTCCCGGACGAATACAAGTGGCAAACCCCGGCACAGGTAATCATGCCTGACGGATCACTCGAACTGCGCGACAAGTACAACAATCGGCTCGTCGCAGTGAAGCACGCCAACGGACGGTGCTACGAAGTCGATAGCCGCAAAAAGCGGAAACTCGGCAGAATCTCCCAAGAAAATTTCGATGATCTCGCTAAAACCGAATTCTAATCATTCACTCCTAGAAAAAAATGAAAGCGAAAACAATCTGGGACACACTCGTCGAAAAACTTGGACGAAATCCAACCAACGCAGAATGCCGGGCAGAATGCCTGCGAATCATCAAATCAATCAAGCCATGAAAAACGAAGCAGCAGTCGCACTCGGTAAGCTATCCCACTCGCGCCAGTCAGAAAAACAATCCGCTGCCAGTGCCGAAAACGGAAAGAAAGGTGGTCGCCCAAACTCTAGCATGAACCAAAAGGCCCGGTCCAGCTCGCAGATCGACAGAGCGATATGCCATCTTGAACTTTACATCGCCAAGGACGAGAACAAACACTGGCGGTTCTACAATTTCCGATCAGCACGACCACAAGGGAATAAACACTGGGAGGGACCACTCAACCAGTGGACTCTCAAAACTTGGATTGCTCGAGCCGACAAGATCTGAGACAAGCGTCAGAATCCACTCACAAGCCTCACTGGTCACCCGGTGGGGCTTTTCTGTGTCCAATAGCAACGGTGATGCTGTGGGCGATCCTGGACCAATAATAGCCACACCAGTGATGACGATAATGATGACGATAACAGATGGCCCACTTCTTCATTTTTTAACGGGCAGGGTAATGGTTCGCGCTTCTGCGCGGTCGGCCCTGCTCGACCCCCTCCCCCCCCTGTCCGGGCTAGGTTTGATGCTCTCACTTGTTACAACCTCCGTAATGCTTACTCATGTTCCACGGAAAAGACCGCGGTATCAACGACTTACGTAATCCGCGGATGTGGAACAATCCAGATCATGCATTACGGTGCCACTATTGAGAATGTGACTGCTTTTGTGCATACCCAACGACTGTTTGAAACGTAACGATGACAGCGGCTCGGGCGCGTTGCTGATTCTCTTTGAAAAAGTGCGACCCATTTCTGCTGGCATTTCGTCTGGTATTCTGATGGCACAGTGGCTGGCCATTGCTCGGGCGTTTGGGGGTGAGGTGGCAGGCAGGTTGCTGGGGTCTCCTCAAAAGTGCTGGGGTATGCTGGGGTCTCCTGCAGGGGTACCCCAGCACGATTTCGCCTAGGGGCATAAGGATTCCAGCGTGTCTGCTGGGGTTGCAGGGGTCTATTTTCTATGTTGTGGAAATTGCACATTATTTTGCGATCCTTTGGATTTTACCGCTCATACTTCGTATTTTTATCTCATTTATTCAACATAGGAAACAGACCCCAGCATCCCCAGCAAGAGGCTACAGCCCTTATAGAATATAGGAAAAAAAGTGCTGGGGGTGTTCAAATACTCCCCAGCACTTTGGGGGGGTACCCCAGCAGATCTGCTGGGACGCTGGGGTCTATTTCAGGTTTTGCCAAAAACCACGAAAAAGCCCGGATCCCACTGAGGAACCCGGGCTGATGCCTAGTCTGGCCTGATCTGGTCAGCCGGTGATGCGGTTGATCTCGTCGTTGAGGTACCAGATCGCCTTCTCGAGATCCTCGACAGCCTTGGCTAAGTCCTTCTGACCGGCACGCCAGATGTACTTGATCGCGTTGCCCCGGTTGAACGTCATGTGCCGGGTGACCTCGATGCATTCAATGCCGCTGGGGTGGCTAGTGTAATGCGCTGGATGGTCAACCGGGTCGTGTGCTGGCTTCTCTTTCCAAGGTGGCATCGACTGGTCATTCGCTTGTCCGTTTGAGAAGGTCATGGTGCCACCTCCTTTCCGACGACGACCGTCTCACCGATCTGTTCGATGACCAGTTCGCGCTTGGGCTTTGCCTTTGGCTTACTGCGCTCCTCCTCGAGATCAGCCAGTGCCTTGTCGCGCTCGCGCTCCATCTTCTCCATGACCTGTCGGAAATGAGCGATGGTGCAGGTCTTGGTGTGCCTGAGATCAAACGCTGCGTCGGTCTCAGGTGTGGGTGCGAGAGGTTCTCTCGGTTCTTCTTTTGGTTTCATAATGATTTAATGATGATGATTGCAGTGACAATGGTGCTTATCGCTGCAGTGACACCTGTCACAATTGCTTCGATTGATTGATGGTCCATCTTATTGGCATGATTCACATGTTTTATCTCCAAGTTGACAGGCTTTGCTGGCATCAAGATCGCTCCAATCGATATTATCATCGTCGGTGATTGCGCGGCTGATGACTGATTGGCTGTCCTTGACGAACATCCCGTCGACCATCTTGCCTGTGCGCTTGGAGATTTCTGTCAGCGCAGCATGAAGGCAATCGTCGATGCTCAAGCCCATCATGTCTGCTGCAAGTATGATGGTGACCATGATATCACCGATGCCATCGACGAAATCCATCAACGCTTCGTGCTCGTCATGGCCATTGGTTGCCAGCATCCACTTCAGTGCTGCGTCTCGAGTCTCGATCAACTCTTCCTGAGTCTTCTCAAGTTGCTTAGTCACTGACCCGCTGCCATCGATGCCAGTGATGCCTCGGCTAATGCCCCAGCTTTTTACGTCTTCAATTAGTTCGCTTAGTGTTTTGCTTTCTATATTCATAATTCGATTTTATAGAGGTTGATTCCTGTTCGTGTTTTCGCTGAGATTGTTATTCCTGACTCCTCGTCGCGTACCAGTTTCTTCAAATAGATACCGCATGCGCTCGAGTAGTTGAGCAACTGGAGTGCCTGCGTCTTGACGACCGACGACGACTGTACAAGTCGCGACTGAATTTCGGTGGCTGTGAGTTCGCACGGCATGTCGTTCCAGATGTCGAATCGATTTCCGCTGACATCGGTGGCGATGCGGAGCAACTCTAGCAACTGCTTCTCAGGACTGGTGGCATCCACCTTGCCGAGAAGCTCTGGGTCACGCCATGCAAGGATGCCTGACCGAGTGTCTCGAAGCTCTACTGGTACAACCCACTCGACCAGTTCGTAGGCGAATGCCTCGGCCTCGGCCATGATCATCCGTTGCAATTGATCCCGGCCATGAGACGACGACGTATCGACTGGCAGATTGACTTTGCTGACGTGCAACAATGCGATCTTGTCGGATACGTCTGGCTCAAGCGGTGGAATGACGTTGAGTGCTTCCGGGGTATCATTGCAGCAAACCAGCACACTCCACACGGGTCGCACGCTGATGGATGACTGGTGACGCTTCCGCATCTGCACCGCCTGTGGATACATGGCCTCCTTGAATGCTGCACCGAATGCCCGTCGTGCCCGGATGTCCGGGTTGCCTGCACAGTCATCGATCAAGAGCAGCTCGTTGCCGATCAGGTCGTCGTTCCAGAGCATATTACCTGACCATGCTGACCACGGGTTTGCCGACCGCTTGCCCAGCATCTGGGTGACCAACCATGCCAGCAGACTCTTGCCCGAGTTGACCTCTCCGGCGATGACCAGCATGGGTGCCGGGACGTGGATCCCTGCTTGCACCGACTTGTAGCGAGATGAAAGCCACGATAGGAACACCTCAAGTGCCGTCTCGTTCGGAAATGCCTGAGTGATGATGTCCTCAATGAGCGGGAACGATCCCTGAACCGGCTTGGGTTGAATCGCCTCAGACGTGATCAGGATGGGCATCCCGGACTGGTCGATGACCCGACCGATCTTGTGACCGGCGATGCTGCCTGACCACTGGATGGCACCATCGATCTCGCGGGACGCGATTGATGCTGCCACGGCGTTCTTCAGTTCCTTGGCATCCTCGTAGGACGGTGCGAGGTACCGGGTCACGCCGGTCACGATCGGCTTTGACCGGCCAAACGTGTGAAACGCATTACCGACCTGTAGTAGATACTTGCCGGTCGGTGCGTCGTAGTACAAGTCGCCCGGGGCGAATGCCTGCATGGTTGACCCAGTCGTGGCCGGTGGCGGAGTGGTGAGTGCAGCCCGAACGTCGGCCTTGGCATCGATCTGGTCACGCAGGTTCTTGCTTGGTTTCCACCCGTTGTTCCCGGCGTGGAACCAGAGCGTGCCCTGCTTGAAATCTTGCAGGCGGTGGATGAATTTCTTGGCGTATTCGCCATCTTCCACCTCTGGCCATGCTGCGTTGAGAATTGCTGTGGCATCGGGTCCAAACGTATTCCATGCCGCGGAACAGATCTCAATCCAGTCCTGATACTCTGGCTGAGGGATGCAATCGATCATCTCGCGCAGGTCATCCAACGACAGCTCGACTGACACATCGTGGAGCAGCAGGTTGCCTGACTCACCGACGGTGGCTGAGATCACCTGTGGGCGTGCTGTCCACTCGGTATTGACCTCGGCTCGGCGACGGGTCTCAAGCGGCACCAGCACGTCCTCGACCTCGTCGATTGGGTCGAAGATAGCGGTGCGTGACAGGTCGAGGAATGCGTTCGGGTCGTGGCTTAGGAAGCACAGCCGCACCGGATCCTTGCACGACTTATCGATGTTAATCCCGAGAGTTTTGAAATGTGCCTCGGCAGCGAAGAACGACCGTTTGTGCAGCGAAACATCCGACGAAATACGGGCGATCGCCTTGATGCCATCACCCGACGGGCTGATGAATAACGCGACGATGCGCGGGTCGCTGATGAGTGCGGAGCGAAGGTCGGCCAGCGACCACTCCGGGTTGTCCTTGCCGTCGATGTCGATCTGGAGAAACCCCGAGTGGGTGAATCGTCCGTCCGGCACCGCCGACTTGCGCAGGCCGGTCGTGGCACCGCTGATCGATACGGCAGGAAGCTCGCGCTTATCGATGTCCGCCTGCTTCTTGTTCCCGGCTGCACGGTGCACCCGGATGTTTTCGACCTTCGTTTTGAATTCGTCGCTGCGAATCGCGGCGATCAAATCGGCCACGGTAGTCGTGGCAGATGCCTCTTTCGCCTCGGCGTTGCGGTAGTAATCGATCAGTGGATGCAGTGCCTTCTTGGCAGCGGCACGCTCGGCGAATACCTCGGCCATTGTCTTACTCATGGTGCGACCTCCTCGACTTGAATAAATTGCCATGCGTGGCTGATGACTGTGCCGATGTTAGCACAGTCGAGCAGGACCATCTCCTCGATCATGTCTCGGATTTCCTGTGGCGTGTTGATATCTCCTTTTAACATCTCGATAATCTGCTCGGTGTTGCCGTCGGCGTTGAGTCGATGCGGACACGATGTTCCGCATTCGTTGAGCTTCTTGGTGATGTCGCCTTGGTAGGTGACGAGTAATTGGGTTCTAGTTGCTGTCATTTGGGTAGGCACCACGCGGTGCGAGTCCGTCTCTACTGTCGGACGTGCTCGACGTAAAGAGAAATCGCTGAATGATTTTTCTTTTGATCCATTATCATTGATATTGAGTGGATTATTGATCGGTCAAAAAATAATTCAAAAATAATCGAAATATTGTTGACGCTAGTCCGGTCATCTGCTTTTCTTTCCCCGTCGCTACTGACGGCGACCGAACAACCGAATCATGACAGCTCACTTAATTATCATCCTAGTTGTTACCCTGCTGGGCAACACGGCGATTGCCGCAACATTTGACCAACCACGCCTGACCGGCCTCTTGTGGACCCTATCAGAGGTAGTCATCATTGCCCTGCTATGGGGAACATACACCATTTTGACAGCATGATCGAATACGACCAATTACCAACATCAGTCGGTGGCCGCATTGACTGGAAGACATATTTCAAATCGGTCGCCAAGCTCGGGGATCAATTTGTTGTCCAGAAATCGATGCGCTCAGGAATTCAGCGTCAGGCAGCCGAAAATGGCTATTCGGCTAAATCGACTGCCGCAGGACATGGGCAGATCTGCATTACTGTTTGCGAGCTAGACTCGGTATCGCACCTGATTCTAGAATCGCTTGGCACGTTAAGCGAAAAGCACTTGATCCAAATCCACAAAGGCTGCGTGCAAGCACGGATCCTCGCACCCCTTTTCTAACCACTTTCCGGTCACAGTGACCCGAATACAACGAATACAACGAACACAACGATATGAAATTAAGCGAAAGAAAACAAGGCGGCGAATTTACACCGCATCCAGAAACCGATGGAACTGTAAAAGCAGTGATCGTCGATCTCACACCACTCAAGACCCGCACTACCAAGTTCGGCGAGCGCGAGGAATTCCGATTGGTGTACGAAACCGAGGTTACCAACGACGATGGTCGTCGATTCTGCGTCTGGTCCCGTGGCTACACGCCATCTCTTAACGAGAAGGCATCGTTCCGAAAAGACCTCAAGAAGATCATGGGCCGCGACCTGACGGCACTTGAGCTGCAAGAGTTCGACACCGAGGGTCTCATCGGAACTCCAGTCAGTCTGATCATCCAGCACGAGAAGATCGAGACCGGTGCTGTTTATGCGACGATTTCATTCGTCGGTCCGCACAAGTCGGGTGATCCAATCGCTGCCAGCGGAGCGTACAAGCGGGTCAAAGACCGCGATGCACAACCTGCCGCCACCGGCGAGCAAGCAGGCTACAAGAAGGCACCTGCGGCCAAGGAAGACGAAGGCCGGGTTGACTGGCAGAAGGTGAAGGTCCACGTCGGAGCCCATTCGGGTGTTGACCTTGGTGACCTTGCTGAGGATGCAGTCAAAGCACTGGTAGAAAAATGGTTGCCTGTCGGGGTGGCAATGCCAAAACCGCTCAAAGCCGATCGCCAGTTGATCGCAGCATTGCAAGAGGTGAAGGAATACATCGACTCCGAGCCACCGGCACCAGTCGCCGACTACTGATTAAGTCGAGTGAAACGGTGATCACAACTAGCACCGTGACAGCCCGGAGAGACGGGCAACCCAATCACTCCAATGACCCTATCAGAAAAAATTGCTGCCAAAAAGGCAGCCGTTAAACCAACCATCAAGGAATCCTTGCCAGTTGCAATTGACCAAGAAGCCGAGGACGCGATCCAGCGGATTACACAGCCGGGAAAGCACCGTGGGCTGGTGATCACTCCGACCACGGCACCACAACGCCCGGACGTATCCCAGCCGGTGGAGGTTCTGTGGGAACCAGAAAACCGCACACTTGGCAGCAACGCCGGGGAAGGGGTACCAATGGTGCCAGCAAACCCATCAGCGGCGATCGAAACGTGGCACCACATCGTCAACTCGCTGGCGAGTTACCTGTGCATCATGTCGGATCCGCAGGACCCAGAGGTGGCATGGCTAGCGATCCGCGCTCGGGGGCAGGAGCAATTCCCGATCCTGATCCAGAGGTTTGCGTATTGGGAGCACCCGAACACGGTTCGTCCACCGGCGCACCCGTTCTGAGCATCCGCGAGAAGATGGCGGCTGAAGCCAAGGCAAAGCGCAACAAGCCATGTCCAGATGGACTGTGCGACGTTTGCTACCGTACAGCCTGCCGCCTGTTAAACATCGGCCAATGCATCTGCACTGGTCACATTGATCCCACCAACAAAACCAAATTTATCCAATGACAAACGAAACCGCACTAATACTGTCGGGCGAAGGATATTCGCTCACCATCACACCGCAGGCCGAGGAACAAAAGCGCAACCTGCTGGTCGCATCAGCTCATGTCAACTCGGTCACCAACAACGACGAATCAGCCGACGCTGCGTACCACATGAGATCGCTGGCGCAGATGAGGATCCTCGTCGATAAGAGCCGCAAAGAGATAAAGGAACCGGTCATCCGCATCGGCAAGCTGATCGATGCGACGGCGAAGAACTTCCTCGCTGAGATCGAGGATGAGGAGGCGCGGATCAAGCGACTGGTGGGCGACCATGCGGAGGCGGTGGCGGTGCTCCAGCAGGAGCGTGAGGCAGCTGAGCGGGCGGCAGTTGAGTATGCGCACAAGGCGCGTGAGGCTGCGGAAACCGCACAGGATGCCGCTGAATCGACCGGCAAGATGTCCGACATTGTCGCTGCAAAGCAGGCCGAGCAAGAGCGTCAGGACACGCTGGCAGCTCGAATGGAGGCATCCAATGACCTCGCTTCTACTAAGATCGCCCAAGGCGTGCGATTTGCATGGGATTTCGAGGTTTGCAGCATAAAAACACTGCATTATGTGACAGAAGGTTTGACTGAAGTTACGGTTAAACGATCAGCAATTCTAGAACATTTCAAAAAGCTCGAATCATTAAATCTCAACGTAGCAACATGGGCCGAAACAGTCGGTCTCCGCGCCTTCAAAAAACCAATCATCTCCACCAAATGAACACTCCTAGAACTTTTTTTGTGCATCCAAACGAGGAAAAAGAAACCATCGATATCGCCGTCGCCCTGCTTCGTAAATGCTACCACGTTCTGACTGGCGGCGAGATGAGAATGCTCGAGCGAATCATTGAAGAATTATGCGAAGAGAATCCCGGTCTTTCATTGAGCATTGACGAGATCAACTGGTTCCACTCGCTTCAAACTCAGTTCTCGCGGGAAATCGCACAATATCTCAATCAAGCACAATGAACGAAGACGATATCATCACTGTTTTCAACATCTTTGCCGAGGGCATCCCGAAAGCGCAACCCCGCGCCCGGGCTGTTGCTAGAGGCGGTCACGCCCGGATGTACAACCCAGATACCGCCGACGTGTGGAAGAAGGCAGTCAAGGATGCGTGCATCGTGCTTGCACGGTCATCGCTGGCCAATCCAATTGATCTGACACTGGAATTCAGAATGCCTAGACCAAAGAACCATTTCAAAGGTAACGGTGGGCTGAAGGACAATTCCCCCCAACACTTACACGCCCAGAAACCCGATGCCGACAACCTTGCCAAAGCGGTGATGGACGCATTGTCTGACATCGATGTCTGGGAAGACGACGACCAAGTCTGCAATCTCAAGATTCGCAAACGCTGGGCAGATAAATACGCACCATCCGGGTGCCTGATCATCATCAAAACAATCAAAGAGAATCCAAACCTATGAAACTAAGAAACCAAATCGAAGTCATCGGACGTGATACCATCCTCACGCTCGACATTATCAACGGCCTACGCATCCGCGCTGAACGCGAAGCCAAGCGCAAGCAATTGATCCAACGGCTGACTGCATTGTTCCTATTCTGGAAAGGAGCAGTCCAATGAATTGGCCATGCACACGATGTGGCAGTCGTGATTGGCCTCGAGCCGACACGTCATGCCCACTTTGCTACAAGGAAGAAGAGATCGACATCGAAGAAACTGAAATTGAGGAGGAAGAACCATGAGCGCAGGAAAAGGAGACGCACGTCGTCCATACGACGCAGAGCAATACGGAGTGAATTACGACAGCATCTTTCGCCAAACGGTGAGTGATGTCTGCAACCGGGTTGATGATTGCAATTGCACCGAGGAGATCGACCCAGACCACGACAGCCACGACGAGGAGGTTTACCGTGAAGTTTGATCCCGACCAAATGGTCGCCATCGGCAAGGTGAATGAAGGGCACAACGTCTTTATCACCGGCCCAGCCGGGACCGGCAAATCGTCGGTAACCGTCGAGATCATCCGACAACGTGTCGGGCATCGCTCGCTCAAGGTCTGTGCCACCACGGGGGTGGCTGCACTGAACCTGCGCGACAAACTGAGCACCATGTTTGGGCAGGATATCAACACCAGCACCATCTACCGGTGGGCAGGCATCGGCATCGGTCCCAAGGAGCACCAGACGTTCGAGGACTACTACAAGTACATGCAGACGCAGGGGTTGCACTGGCACGCGCTGAGTGGACGCATCAATGGCACCAGCATCCTGATCATCGACGAGGTGTCGATGTTGCCGGGCAAGATCCTCGAGTTTGTTGACTACGTCTGCCGCAAGGTCAGAGGCGACGACCGACCGATGGGCGGCATCCAATTGGTTGCCGTGGGTGATTTCCTACAGCTACCGCCTGTCAGTAAGACTGGTCGGTACGACTGGGCGTTTGCATCGCCTGTTTGGGCAGACCTTGCATTCAAGCACGTCACGCTGCGGCAGGTCCACCGGCAGGACGACCCAGATTTCATCTCAATCCTTAACCAGTTCCGAGAAGGGACCGTCACCAAGGAAGGTGCCGCCATACTCAAGAAACGGGTGGCGGTATTTCCCAAGTCGTCGATCCTCAGGCTATTCACGCACAACACTCAGGTCGATAAGTGGAACGAATACCAACTCGGCACGCTTGAGGTGCCTGAGCATGTGTTTCTAGCCGAAACAAGCGGCAAGCCAACCGACGTGGAATTTCTCAAGAAGAACTTGATCACGCCCTACGAGTTAAAGCTGAAGCTCGGTGCCCGGGCGATGGTGACGTGCAATCTGCGCGACCCTGACAACGCCGAAGGAATGTTGGCAGCCAACGGAGAGATCGGCACCGTCACGGATGTGCAGGAAAACTGCGTATCTGTGCGCCTAGACAACGGCAGGGAGGTCGGAATCAAAAGAAACACATGGAAATTTGATCCATCTGAGAAAAACACTGCTCAATTCTACCAGTTTCCTTTGCGTCTCGCATGGGCGGCTACCATCCATAAATCGCAGGGATTGACGCTTGATGCCGCGCTGATTGACATCCGCGCAGCCCGGGAACCGGGGCAGGCATACGTCGCTGTCAGTCGCGTCAAATCGCTGTCTGGCCTGATGCTGAAGGATTGGTTCGCCGGTCTGTGGGTGTCGCCACAGGCAAAGGAATTCCATCGATCAATTCAACGGTAGCTTCTTGCTGTACAGGTTTCGCTTAATGCCGTTCTGAGTGATCTTCCTGCACTCAAGCAGCCCGTTTCTCACCATTCGTGATAGCTTGTGCCGGGCACTCTCGTAAGTAATCCCAAGCGTTTCCGCGAATTGAATATTGTCAAACTCATCATCGGTCTGAGGTAACTCGCGGTGATGAGCCAATGCCCATTCAAGACTGCTAATCGCCTTTTTCGTGCTGGTGCTCAGTTTACTCATAGGATTCCCATCGGTGATATCCAATCTCCCGTCTCCGGGTCTTTTGAAATGTTCCAAAAATTCCATTTTCCGGTCTTCTCGCAGATGAAGCCAAAACCAAAACCGTTGCGCCACTTCAGCCTGCCCGGCTGACGCTCGCAGTAGGTCATTTGCTCAATGTCTGCCATGCATCCGAGACTGAACGCCTGACCGCCGTCGATCCGTTTTGCGTTAAAGGTGCTGGGTGAATGGACGTGGCCAAAGATGCAGTCACCATAGACGCTGTGCATGCCGGTGGCCGGGTATTGACCGGCAACAAAGCCGTGCAGGAATTTCGGACCGCCCTCGGGCAACGTCAGGTATTTCCCGACGTGGTACGGCACCCACTTGATTTTACGCTTCTTGAATTCACGCTCTGCTGCCTCTGCAAGGTCGGCACAGTGCTCTTTGAGTATCCCATTGCTGGATGTCTCTGCGGCCTGCCAGAGACGCTGGTCGTGATTGCCGAGGGTCAAAAATTTGAACCCGAGGTCAAGGAACCGGATGCCTGCTTGAAAATCCTCCGAGATCCCCCGTTGTCTCTCCTCGTCAGAAGCACCTTTGCGAAGTGACCCCATATCGAACAGGTCGCCGACGCACACCATGTGGCCACCCCGAGGCATCCACTCGTCCCGGAACTGGATCAGCTTCTTGACCGACTCATGCGACACAAGGTCACCATGATTGTCGCCGCATACGATGAACTTCTTGAGTGCCATTCTTTTTGATTAAACGGTGAATCGGATCCTCGCCTTGACCAATGACAGGTTTCGCTTCTTGGCAAAAACACCTCCACCTTCGCGCGATCCTTGCTTGTCGGTATTTCCCTCGATCGTGGAGAAGTTTCCATCTTCATCGCACCCAGAGGTCGCGATTCCGATGTGCGAAAATTTGAAGACGACGACATCACCGGCAGCAATCGATTTCGCTGAAAGGTTTTTCGTCATCGTCGATGTCGTGTTGTCCTGTGCCAGTGACCAGTTGATGAAGTTGAACGCACTGGCGGTGCGTGGCCGTCTGAACGTCTTGGTCTCGACCTCGCCGATGACTCGCATCGATTCGCGGACGACCCAGCACACGAAGGCGGCACACCACGGCCACGGCTCTTCAGCCGGAAGAGTGGTCGCCGCCTTGTATTGGTTGACCCGGGGTCCGCAATTCGTGTTGCCGACCTCGGTGGTGCCGATTTCCTCGTAAGCGATTTGAACCAGTTTCTCTGCTAGGGTCATTTTGATTTCATCTTACGCAGCATTCGATACAGGGATATCAGGCCGATGATAATGCCGAGCACGAGCGATGTGATCCTTAGTCCGTATTCAAACTGCTCCTGCACGCTGGTGATTAGCCCCAGTGACGTAGCACCGAGACCGAGGATGGCATCTGTCGCTCGCGTCGGGTGCATTATTTGTACGAGTCTTCGGCATTGATGAGACCGATGCCTGCTGTGATGGCAGGAATGATTGAGACGAGATCGATTGATCCTCCGTTGAGGAATTGAGTTGCACCGGAGATGACTGCCCCGATGATTGTCAGAATGCCAAGGATTGTTGTTTTCATAAAGTTATTTTATTAGGCTGTAGGATTTTCAAGTTCGGCGACTTTAGCGGACAGTTGTTGGATAGCCTTAATCATTGGTCCGATCAATTCTTCGTAACCGATTGACAGTACATCATCGCCACCTTTGACTGAGTGATCTTGGAAGCCACCGAAATCAATTCCAGTTTCAGCAATCAACGACTGCACTTCCTGAGCAATGAGACCGTGGTGGAATCGTGAACGCTTGTGAGTGCCATCGTGCGTGATGTTACCGAGCTTGTTCGACTCAAGCCATTCATCTTTCTCGATGAGATACGCCTCATAGGCAGGAAGACTTGCGTTATACGCTGCGAGCTTCTCGTCGTACTCTTCCAGTT